TGAAGTACCAACAGTAGATCCGTCATTGCTAACTCCTGTACTTATGGGTATGCTTGGTATGGGAGCTATGAGATCATATGAAAAGAAAAATGCAGTAGCAAAGGAAAAATAATGGCTGTTAAAAAGAAATCAACCGTTAATAAGGCAGGTAATTACACTAAACCTACAATGCGTAAAAGTCTTTTCAATAGAATTAAAGCGGGAAGTAAGGGCGGTAATGCAGGTCAATGGTCTGCACGTAAGGCTCAAATGCTTGCCAAACAATATAAAGCTAAAGGAGGAGGTTACAAATGAAAGGCGTTAAACATTATAAAAAAGATGGTACTGAACATAAAGGCAGTTCACATAAAATGGCTAATGGTACTTTACACACCAACAAGTCTCACACTAAAACAAGTGTAAAACTATTTCACTTTAAAGATTTAAGTAAAAAAGCTAAAGTAAAAGTTAAAGGCAAAAAATAGTGGCGCTCGCAAAATCTCAGAAGTCTTTAAAAAAATGGACTAAACAGAAGTGGAGAACTCCTAGTGGTAAGAAGTCTTCTAAAACTGGAGAAGTTTATGCGCCGTCTGCAACCATTAAAAAACTTAAATCAACTGCGGCAGGTAGAAAAAAATTAGCTGCGGCAAACAAAAAGAAAAGAAAGGCCACTGCTAAGGGTAAACAATTCGCTAGTCATGGTCTACATAAGGGAAAGAAACGTACATGAGTAATAAATTAATTAGGCAGCTTAAACGCCACGAAGGTATGAAGCTAAAGCCGTACCGATGCACGGCAAAAAAACTCACAATTGGAATTGGTAGAAATCTTGAAGATGTTGGTATCTCTGAGGATGAGGCCGAAACACTATTAAGACATGATATTATTGAAGCTACAAAGCAGCTATTAAATGCTTTTCCTTGGATGGGTGCGTTAAATGACGCTCGTATATCAGCGCTAATTAACTTTACATTCAATGTAGGTATTGGAACAGTTAAAAAGTTTAAAATTACCTTGGGTCATTTAAAGAATAATGCATTTGAAGAAGCCGCCGATGAGATGTTAACCTCACGTTGGAGTGAGCAAGTTGGAGAGCGCTCAAAAGAAGTGACTGAACAACTTAGAACCGGTAAGTGGGCCAGTTAAATAAAAGTATTAGACTATTTTTTATATATGAGGTATGCTATGGACGAAGAAACTAACTCTCAAGTAACAACATGTGGAACATGTGGTAACACTTTTGATGCATCAGAAATAGATAATTATCCTTGCTGTGATAACCTTGAAGAGGTTAAGGAGAGTGTAACTGTACGTATTACTCCGCTCCCACCAGTGTTAGGGACTACTTTTAGGTGATAATATGCCACTACAAAAATTGTTGTTTAAGCCCGGAATAAACAGAGAAATTACTAGTTATAGTAATGAAGGTGCATGGGTTGATGCAGATAAAATTAGATTTCGCCAAGGATTCCCTGAGAAAATAGGTGGTTGGGAAAGTATATCCTCTGCTACGTTTTTAGGTGTATGTCGATCTTTAAAAGCTTGGGTTACTCTCGGTGGTGTTGACTTGTTAGGAGTAGGAACTAACCTAAAGTTTTACTTAGAACAAGGCGGGCAATACAACGATATAACTCCTATAAGAGCCACTAATAGTTTAACAAATCCTTTTACAACCGTTAACAACAACACTGTTGTAACAGTTACAGACGCTACAGCAGGATATGAAAATGGGGATTTCGTTACACTTAGTGTTGCTAGTGCTGTTGGTGGGTTAACTCTAAACGGTGAATTTCAGATAACTTATATTGCTGGTAATACTTATACCATAGTATCTCCCACTGCTGCTACTTCTGGCGCAACAGGCGGTGGTTCAGTAACAGCAACATATCAAATTAATATCGGTGCTTCTGTTGGCGTACCTATTGTAGGTTGGGGTGCTGGCGCTTGGGGACTTGGAGTTTGGGGAACTGGAGGTTCTTCGGTAAAACCTATACGTCTTTGGTCACAAGCTAACTTTGGACAGAGTTTAATATTTGGTCCTCGTGGTGGAGGTATATTCTTTTGGGACGGTAGTGGGAGTAGTAGTACAAGAGGAGCGCTAGTTTCTGGTATTTCAGGTGCTAGTGGAGTGCCTACGGTACAAAACCTATTAATTACTTCTGACGCTAGTCGGTTTGTGTTTTGTATTGGGACAAATCCAATTGGTACTACTACACAAAATCCTATGCATGTTAGGTGGTCAGCGCAAGAAGATTTTCTCGACTGGACTCCTTCAGCAGTTAATCAAGCAGGTAGTCTGACGTTATCTCGTGGTAGTGAACTAGTAGCCGTTATGCAAGCACGACAAGAAATTCTTATCTGGTCTAATTCCGCCTTGTATTCGTTTCAATATGTTGCACCTCCCATTGTATGGTCTTCGCAATTAGTTGGAGATAATATATCTATCGCTTCACAAAACGCTATGGCTTATGCTAACGGTACAGCTTATTGGATGGGCAAAGATAAATTTTATAAATACGACGGACGTACTCAACCGTTACCATGTGATGTACGACGTTATGTGTTTGCCGATATTAATCCTCAACAATATGATCAAGTGTACGCAGGTACTAACGAAGGATTTCATGAAGTTTGGTGGTTTTACTGCTCTTCTGCATCTAAGACTAATGATAGATACGTGGTATATAACTACTTAGAAAATACATGGTACTATGGTACTATGGGACGTACAGCGTGGTTAGATACTGGAGAAAGACCTTCACCAATAGCTGCTACATATAATAACAAACTTGTTGTTCAAGAAGTTGGGTGTGATGATGCGGAAACAACTTCTCCTGTAGCGATCCCTGCTTATGTATCATCAGGGCAATTTGATCTAGATGAAGGAACTAATTTTTCTTTTGTGTGGCGTGTGTTACCAGACTTAAACTTTGATGGGTCTACCACTAGCGCTCCTTCAATAGATATGAGTTTATTGCCACAGGCTAATTCTGGTTCTGGGTATAATGATCCATTATCGCAGGGAGGGTCAAACGAAGGAGCCGTTACACGTAGTAGCGTAGTTCCTGTAGACCAGTACACAGGACAAGTTAATGTAAGAGTTCGTGGTAGACAAATGGCGTTTAAAATTGAATCTTCTGGTGCAGGGGTTAAATGGCAGTTAGGCTCACCTAGAATAGATTTACGTCCAGATGGGAGGCGGTAATGGCTAATAACAACCACATAATAGGGTTTCGCGCTCCTGCTTTACCTTATCCACCTCAAGAATATAGACCGTTTCAATTTGAAGAGTTCAACAAAGTTTTGCGTTTGTATTTTAATCAGGTAGACACTGCCTTACGAGATAAATCTTTAGCTCAACAATCTGATGCAATGGGATGGTTTATAGGTTAATGGCAAACACGTACGTAAATGCAAAACTAGACTTGACAGCAACAAGTGTGACTACGTTGTACACTTGCCCTGCGTTAACAACGGGAGTAGTAAAGTCTATTTTGGTGTCGGAAGACACGGGTAACGCAGATACAATAACTGTAACAATAACAAACGGCTCAACTGTATTTAGTCTGTTTAAAGTTAAAGCAATCGGGGCTAATACTACGGTAGAACTACTAACCGCCCCTTTGATTGTACAGGCTGGAGAAATATTAAAAGTGACAGCGGCTACCGCTAACAGATTGCATGTTGTGGCAAGTATACTGGAGATTACTTAGGTGTTGTTAGATAATAATATAGATAGACAACTTACAGGTATAAATGATAGTATATCACGGTTGACTGAGGATTTAAGATATGGCTTTTAATTATTTCGACCTTTTTAAACTTTTGGCTAGTACAGGAGTTGGTATTTATAGTGCTAATCAACAAAAGAAAAACAATCTTAGTAATGTTGGCATTACTAGTGGAATTGCAAATAATGCTAAACTTCCAAAGTTTAAATATAACAGTGAACCGGTTGAAGAGCGGAACGATACAGGTAGACGTCCCGGCAGTAGTGGGCGTCGTTATCTTACAGATGCTAATTATACTGATGAAGCTGGAAACGTTGTTGAGGGTCTTGTTTCAGGCAATCAAAATGGTATCGGTGGAGGCAACCCGATCACTCAAGAACAAGCTGAATCACAAGGTGTAAACGCTTTAGGTATAGCTAAAGGCGTTGCGTTAGGGTTTATTATTCCCAAGGTAGCTTCAGCCGCATATACAGGGATAAAAGCTGGAATAGCAAGTGGGAGTGTTGCAGCAGGAGCAAAAGCTGCACTAGCAAAACTAGGTATTGGTGCAGGTAAAACTATTGCTAACAGTGCTGCTGCAGGTAATACTCTATCCGGCGGGGGTACTATTATGTACGATATGGCAGGTATGCCTTATATGTCTAACGCTGGTATTGCAGGTGCAAATGCTGGTGCTGGTACTACTACTGCAAATGTTGTTACTCCTACTTTGAATACGGGTTTCGGCGGTTTAGGTACAGGAAACCTAGGTTTAGGAGCGCAAGGTAGTGCTTTAAGTAGTGCGGCAGGAGGCGCGCTTATGGCAGCAATCCTTGCAAAAGGTGCATTTGGTATGCCTAGTGGTAAAGCTAATATTGAAAAAATTGCTAGGGAACGCCAAGATAAAATAATAAAAGAGAAAATTAATCCCTTCACTGGTATGATGGCGGCTATGTCTGGTATGTCTAATGCCGATTTATTAGCAAGCCAAAGGCCACCTCAAACACCTTGGGAGGCTGAACAGGCTTATATTAGAGGTAATGAATTAGGATCTTATAGAGGACAAGGTACAGGCGGTGGTGGCGATCAAGACTACGAAGTTGACTCCGCTAGACAGCAGTGGGAAATGAACCCTGAGCGAGATAGAATAAATCAAGAATTTTTAGCTCAAGGCGACAACGCAAAATACTATAACCCTGACATGAGCCGCACAAATTATATGGGTAAGGTGTATGAAAATAATGCAGGTTTGACTGCATTAGCTAACGCCTCTAGAGACTTTAACGCAGGAATAACAAATGTAAACCCAACACAGACTGCTGTAGCCCAATACCAAGAGTTTATGAAAGATCCAAACAATTCTGGAAAACAATTTCAGTATACTCCTAATTCTAAAAAAGAAACACAACCTATGAACGCTGGTGGTATAGTAGGAAACAATCCAAACCCTAATGGGTATTTCTTAGGTGGTATAACTGACGGTATGACAGACGAAATCCCTGCTAATATTGACGGTGAACAAGAAGCCGCACTTAGTGACGGAGAATTTGTAATCCCTGCCGATGTAGTTAGTCATTTTGGTAACGGCAACTCCAATGCTGGAGCGGATAAATTACAGGATATGATGCAGGATGTTCGTAAAGCGCGAACAGGTAACAAAAATCAAGGTATACAAATAAACCCAGATGAATATTTATTAAGGACTTAACATGGCAGTAGATTCCACAGGAAAACTTATAACATCAGCAGAAGCTCCGTCTGCTTACGCAGAGCCTTATGTTAGTACTATGCTAGGTAAATCTGCGGCATTGGCTGATCAACCTTATAATGCTTATACGGGACCATTAACTGCGGGGCCTTCGGATTTACAAACTCAATCGTTTCAAGGATTAGCCGGACTTGTTGCTCCTGACGATATGGGTGCGTACAATCCTAGATCTTTTACAGACGAAGGTATGTCACAACAGTACATGAATCCATACTTACAGGCTTCTCTTGAACCACAAATAGCTGAAGCACGTAGGCAAGCTGATATAACACGTAACGCTAACGCGGGTAGATTAACACGTGCTGGCGCGTTTGGCGGAGGACGTCAAGCTATTATGGAATCAGAAGGACAACGTAATATGCTTCGGAATGTAGCTGATGTAACAGCTAAAGGGTATAACAGTGCTTACGACCAAGCACGTAGGTTATTTGAAAGTGAAGAAGCTAGGTTCCGTACTGGGCAAGAAGACATTAATAAATTTGGTAGGAATACATTAAATGCTCAAATGGTCGGGGGTAATAGACAACGAGCTATTGAAAAAGAAGGTATTACTGCGGACATGAATCAGTTTAATCTTGAACGTGACTATCCATATCAACAAGCTAAATACATGCAAGGGTTACTGCAAGGGCTTCCTTTAGGTGCGCAAAACACTACTTATAATCAACCTAGTGATTTCGGGCAAGCAAGTATAAATAGTAGTAATATTTTAGCGCAACTCAAAGCAATTATAGGTTCATAATTTAGGAATATAAAATGGCAATCGACCAAAATTCATATGTAAACATGGGCATTGATGTAAACGACGTACAGATGA